AATTGATGCACACAGTGCAGAATGGACACAGATGTTAGAAGACCTGACAAGTGTATCAAGTAGTGGATTTGCAGGAGACTTTAGTTCCTATGATGGAACGCTGAATCCGGAAGTTATGATGGCCGTAGGTGATGTCATTAATCGGTGGTATTGTAGAAGAACATGCAAATGTCGAGGAAAGTGTACGTCAACTGAAGCAATGGCACGCAGAGTGATGATGCAAGAAATTGCATTTCCTGTTCATGTTAATTACAACGTGTTGTATCAAACATTTTCAGGTCAACCATCAGGCAATCCTCTGACCGTCATTGTCAATTCACTTGTCAACATGATGTACATGTACATGGCATATGTGCATACCACTGGCAACTCATTAACTGATATGCGTAAATATGTGCGGATTTACGTGTATGGGGACGACAACATAATATCAGTAGCCCCAAGTTTGCAGGACAAATTTAACTTGAAGAGTGTGGGGACTTTTCTTGCGAAATTTGGTATTGCATACGCACACAACAGCAAAGAAGCTTCTGCTGTCACCATAGAGAATTTGTACGGACTCACATTTCTCAAACGAAGCTTCAAGGCTTATGGCTCATCTATGTACGTTGGAGCCTTGGACAAAACCACCATTGAAGATTCAGTCAACTGGATGAGAACTGGTGGTGATGTCTATGAAGCCTTTGAGTCCACAGTACGGAATGCACTGAATGAAGCATTCTTCCATGGCCGAGAGTATTTCGGTACTTTCAGCCACACACTGGGCAAAGCTTTGCAGGAATCGTATAAGCCGATACCATTACCAACGTACGATATGCTCCGGTGTGATTGGGAAAGAGAGCACTCCCCTGAGAACTAAACATCACTCTCAGACACAAGTTTCCGAAACCCTTGAATGATTATTTGTGTGGTCAGTCCCCAAGGCGGACAGTTAACATCGATTATGCGGTATGACATCGGGATTAGGTATTTGTGTCCCCCCTTTGATGTTTGTGTAAGTCCATATATTGTTATATGTATCTCGTTCTTTGTTTAGTCTTATTTGTTCGTAAGGCTTGAGATGGAGACAAAAC